TTATTGGAGAAAAAGATGGTATTAAGAGAACATAGCAAAACAATTACTACTTTATATCAAGGCTGGTTAGCGGCTGTTCAACATAAGTTTGTAAAGAGAGCAAGGAACAGTAAAGCTAATTTAAAAATTATTTATCAAGACCAATATATGATAGTTCCTCTAGGTAATTTAGAGAAACCATTCAAACAAACTACAGTACCTGATAGATTTACTACAGGTAAAAAAAATAAACTCTATTATTATAAATGGAGTCCAATAGATACGAACCAGCCAACATTATTAGATGGAGAAATAAATGATTGATTTAAAAGTATTTGAAAAGTTTGAAACAGAAAACCACTTACTACCTTTTTCAGCTAGTAGGTTAAAATCTTACAAGAATAATAAAGCTAAATTCTTTCTTGATTATGTATTGGGTTATCCAAGAGTATCTAATGCAAGAATGGAAAGAGGAAAAGCTGTTGAGTTTGGTATAGATCAGTTTCTTCTTAAAAAGAGTTCTATGCAAGATTGTATTGAAGTAGCAAAAAATTATTACAAGTCAGCTACAAATTTTATTGATGATGAAGAAGAAAATCAAAAACAATACGATATGATTGAGCCTATGGTAACTCAGATTTATTGGAAGTTTTTAAATGATTATATGGTTGTTAGCAGAAAAGATAGAGAGTTTGTTGGTAATCAAATTAGAATAGAAACTTTGATATATGGAACACCATTTATAGGTTTTCTTGATTATGTTTTTGAAAGTGAAAATACAGTTTTTATCATTGATTTAAAAACAAAAGATAAATTTATGCTTACTAATGATGATAAACTACAAATGGCTATTTATAAAAAGGCTTTTGAAGAGAAAACAAAAAAGAACATTGATTGTAGTTTCTTGTTAGCTACAGGTAAAGAACCTAGAAGAAAAGACCAAAAAGTATGTGAGTTTGTTCCTTTTATACCTGATTATGATTACATAGGAGAAGCAGAAACACATTTAAAAAGCCTTGAACATACACTTAAACTTGCAAATAGTATTGATGATCTAAAAGTTTTATTTGCACCAAAACTTGATGATTATGAATGGAAAGACCCTGATGCTAAAAAAAATAGACAAGAAGTATGGGGAATATAAAGACGAAGTGGATAAACTAGCTAGGAGATACATTAATATTTGTTTAGAAACACAAAATACATGGCAAGGCTATCAAGAAGATTGTATTAGACTAGCAGAAAAAGAAATTGGAGAAAAATATGGCACAAAAGATATGGAAGATGGGAATAAGTCCTGATAATTTTATAGCAGATACAGTAAACCTAACAAATGAGGAATTAGGTTTATATTTTAGATTACTTTGTTATGCTTGGAAGAATGAAGCAACATTACCTAACGATATGGATAGGCTCAAAAGAGTTTGTCAAAATGCTGATGAGAAGATGATAAATTATATTTTAGCACAATATTTTAGAGAAGAGGGCAAAACCTATTATTCTAAAGCACAAAGAGAAGAATTTAATTGGGTGCAAGAAAAGTCAGTAAAAGCTAGAGAGTCAGCAAATAAAAGATGGAATACTTCTTACGACTATCTAAAAGATAAAGATATGAACGCAAAGCCAACGCAAAGCAGTAATAGTTATAGTAACAGTAATAATATAGATATATTTAATAATATATGGTCAAAGCTAACTTATAAAACAGGTAATAAACAACAAGCATTTAAAGTTTTTGATAAACTAAAAGATATGCCTGAACCTGATGTGTTGGTAGATAAATGGGAAAAGTTTTGTAGTTCGCATGATGATAAGAAGTTTATTCAACACTTTAGAACATGGTTAAATAATAAAGGTTGGGAGAACGAGCCGCATAAACTAGATAAAAAAGATGATTTTGGTATAATGACTAGAGACCCATTTACTAATTTAAGTTCTTGGCAAAAAGGATTTAGAACCTTAAATGATACAGATCAAGATATAATAGAAGCATATAGACAAGGAAAAGTATCAAAAGAGGCTATGGATAAGATGAGTATTAGTGTAAAATAATATGATGGACGAAGAACTAAAAAAATTATTTATGACTATTCCTGATAGCTATGGAAAGTTTTCAGCTATTATTCAGGTATCAGGTTTTGATACAGAGGAACAAGCACATGAATATTTATATCAGTATCACGAAGTCCAAAAAGAAGAAGTATTAAGAGAGGGTATTACAATTCACTAATGGCAAGACCGAAAAAGTACGACATAGACACAGAGGAAGTACAAAAACTAGCTAAATACGGAATGACAAATGTAGAGATAGCAGACTTCTTTGGGTGTGATGAAAGCCTGATTAGAAAGAGTTATTCCGAATATCTGACAAAAGGGAGAGCAGAGATGAAACTAAGGCTAAGACAGTTACAATGGAAGAGTGCAGAAAAAGGAAATGCAGTTATGCTTATATGGTTGGGTAAACAAATATTAGGTCAATCTGATATTCCTGTAGGAGAAGATAGTCAGCCTTTAACATGGTCCATTGATTGATGAAAAAAGAATCAGCTTTGGCTTATATTGGTCATAATGCTAATAACGACAGAGTAGAAAATGATTTTTACCCAACACCAAGTAATGCAACACAATCATTATTAGATAGACAAAAATTTGATGGAAACATTTGGGAATGTGCTTGTGGAGATGGTGCTATGTCTGAACTATTGATTAAAAGCGGATATAATGTTTATTCATCTGATTTAATTGACAGAGGATATGGAGAAACAGGCATAGATTTTTTACAATCAACAAAACAAGTTGATAATATTGTTACAAATCCACCTTTTAATTTAGCAACAGAATTTACAACTCATGCTTTTAAACTTGCTAGAAAAAAAGTAGTTATGCTTTCAAAAGTATCTTATTTAGAGGGGTTAAGAAGAAGAAAAGAAATTTTTGAAAAAAAAAAATTAGAAAAAGTTTTAATTTTTTCAAGAAGAGTTCCTTTTAAAAAAAAGGGAGATACAATAGCAAAAGGTTTAATGGCTTTTGGTTGGTTTATATATGATGTAAATTATAATGGTTTACCTACTATTGATTGGATTTAATGCCTCTTAGTGAACCTCAAAGAAAAGTAATATTATCAGATAAAAGATTTAGAATTTTATTATCAGGAAGAAGATTTGGCAAGTCATGGGTGGCATTACAAGAAATAGCTAAATTTGCAACACAACCAAACAAAAAGATTTTTTACATAAGTCCCAGCTACAGACAAAGCAGAGAGATAATGTGGAAGCCATTAAAAGAAAAGATGCTAGAGCATAGATGGGTAGCTAAAGTAAATGAAACACAACTAACATTGTATTTAAGGAATGGGACTACAATAAGTCTAAAAGGTGCTGAGAATGAGCAAAGTTTAAGGGGTAGTGGTTTATCTTTTGTTTGTTTTGATGAGATACAAGACATAAAGCCTGAGGCTTGGTATGAAGTTATAAGACCTACTCTGTCTGATAAATATACTATGGGTTCAGCTTTGTTTTGTGGAACACCTAAAGGATATGGTAATTGGTCCTATGAATTGTACTCAAAGAAAGACCCTGAATGGGAAAGTTTTAAATTTACTACTATTGAGGGCGGTCAAGTTACCCAAGAAGAAATAGATCAAGCTAAAAATGACCTAGATGAGAGAACTTTCCAGCAAGAATATTTAGCTACATTTGTTAATTATGCTGGTGCTGTTTATT